ACACTTAGTGCTTCATCTTCTCCTGAACCTATAGCTGGAGTTGGAATTGTAAATTTAACAGTTCCACCTGAACCATTATCAATTAAATCAACTCTGCCTAAAGTGCCACCACATCTAATGTTCAATCCAACAACTCTAGCTGGAGCACTAAGTGTATTAGTGCCCGCCGATACTTTAGTTGTTACCTGACCACTAGTAGTTAATTGTTTGTTCTTGAGAGCAAACATTTATTAACTCCATGGATTAGCAAATGCACCATTACCAATTAGTTGTGCACTAATTTGCCAAAGTAAACCGTCAACTGCTTGACATTCAATTTGAGCGCCTTCTAGTCCACCTTTAGTAGTTGCAGTTAAAGTTAGGGTATCAGTTCCACCTGCACTAAAAGCAGTCACGGCTCCTGGATCAGTTGCTGTGTTGTTGTATATCGCCATACCTCTAAATACATCTGCTGTATCTCTACCTGCTGCAGTTCCTGCATTTAAAGTAAAAGTAGTACCACCTGTTAAACTTGCAGTCATAATAAAGTGATACTTTATTCCTACTCTGTTTAAGTTAGATGGATCACTTCCAGGACCCGCTGATGCTCCATCAGCTGTATCTATGATTTTTGGTAAATTAAAAACAGTAGCTGCGTTTCCAACCTGTATAATTTTTCCTTGATAGGCATCAATGCCTGCAATATCAGTTCCACCATCAACGGTGCCTGTTATTGAAGCTGCCATATCTGGACCTGTACCCAGAAACCCATTAAGGGATCTGACTGGTCCGTCAAATGTAGTTCTAGCCATTTTATCTCCTTCGGTCGTATAGACCGTTATCGCTACGCCGTCTCTATACCGTCTGCCTAGCCAGTCTGCGTAACTAAATTAATGCTAGGAAGGAGATTATAAAATAAAAAAGGCGCTCTTACAAGCGCCTTTTTCCCTGGGAGGATCCAGTAGTTTTTATGAACCTTGAGATCCGTATACACATCTAGGATCTGAAAAACCAAAGCTGTATCTCTCTCTAGCTTTGTATCTCATATTTCCTGTATCAAAATCACCTTCCATGCCAGTAGCAAGGGCAGCTCTTGTGAAGTGTTTGAATCCATTAGGAGCATCAGTTTTAGTAAACCATGCGTCAGTGTCAGACAGATAATGGTTAATTGTATAACCATCTGGTAACATACCCATGTTTCTAAGTGCGTTGATGTCATTGTCAGCAGTACCAACTCTTTGAGTAGAATTTAAAATTCTATCAGCTACAAATTGAATGTTTACTGGGATGATTAATTTTCTTCCCTGCATTGCAACTTTTAGCCCTCTTTCGTCGATAAAGCCTGCAATATCAATCATTGCTTGCTCTAATGAGGTTTCGTTCAAGTCAGCATCAGTTGAACTTCTGTTTGAGAAAGTTCCACCTAAAGCAGTTGGGTGAGCAGTGTTTACTAAAGAAACACCATCTCCGCCAGCAGTTGCAAATGCATTATTTAAAATGTTTGCAGCTTTTACTTGCTTTGTGTATGCCATTGAACGTGCCAATGATTTTGTGTAACGAGCCGATAAAGTATCGTACAAGTTGTCTTCGACAGCTTCCTCAGTCAAACTGAATGCTAATGCAACAGTTTCATGAGTGTATCTAGCAGTAAAAGATTCTTGAGCTGTATCAAATTGTACAGCGGAACCTTCTTGCTTTACAGCAGCTTCACCGAATCCAACTAACATTACTTCTTCTTCAAAAGCTCTGTCACTTGATTCATTGTCAAATATTTCAGCATGCTCGTTCTCATAACGGGCATATTCCATTCCGAACAGGGCGTTTAGACCAGGTTCTAGCTCTTTCGCGAGTTGCGCTCTATTAATAGCCATAATCTACTCCTATATACCATCTGTTCCAGTACCACTGTTCAACTCATGATTGTTAATTTTAACAACAAGAACAGAGTTACTAGCCGTAGCATCGTTACTCGGTGTGTCGTAAAAATCAATCAACTTCACATTAAGTGCCGCAGTAGTATTTTTAGAACTTGAATCAATTTCTGTACCAGAAATACCCGTAGTGGTAGAACCAGTCCCTATAACGAGATCAGCGTTTAGGTTTAAATCAGCCGCTACAATTTCAGCTGCAACTGAATCCTGCTGAACAATAAATAATTGGTCAGGGTCATCAGCTACAAATGCAATTGCATCAGAAGCAACAGTTCCGTTAGGGAACGTGTTATTCCATCTAGGCTTGCTTGTGGATGGATCTGTATAAAAACATCCCATAAATACTCCTCTTGCGGCAGCTCCAGCCGTACCTTGTACGATTGTACCAGTTGCTGCTTGTTTAACGATATCTCCTGTAAACATTGCGCCTGCGCCACTTGCAATAGAGTATTTAGTTGTACCAGTTGTTCCACCAGGGGCAGAACCAACTTTAGCTATCGGTCTAAGACCGTAAGCTTGATCTATGTTAGCCATAGTAGTCTCCTAAATTTTTTTAGAGACAATATGATCTTACTTATTAAGATTTTTTGCCTCCAAAAGTTACTCTGCTTTGCCTATCCTGATGGATTGGCATCGCTGGATGCTCCTGTTTATGTAGATCATTTTCAACTGCTTTAGTATTCTGATCGGTTAAAGATCGGAAATATTCATCTCTGTCTTCTTTAACTTCTTCAGGACACCTCATCAGTAATAATCCGCCTATACCTATTGTACCTTTGTATTTGCCGTCAGCGATAGAAGGTAAATCCATTCTATCGGGGTATTCATCTATTTTCACAAATTCATACCCACTTCGTAGTCTACCAATGATATTTTTTTCATCAGTCATGCCACGATATTCAGCTCTTACCCACCGATGGTGAAAACCTTCTGGTGGTTCAGGTGCTTCTAAGTTGCTAGGAGGGACCCATCCCCTCTTACGAACATCCTTTTCACGGGTTTCTAATTTGCGTGAGGTAGTTTTCTTTTCTTTGGTACTCATATTAAGTCTCCTTCACGTGTTTTGCGTACTCTTCAAGTGGCACACCAAGTTTTTTTGCGATAGCTACCTGTGAGGGTGTGAGTTTCACAGTGCGGCGGCCTGTTGCCGTTGTTCGTGTAGCTGAAGCAACTTTTTGCTTCGGCTTATTTTGATCCTCAAATTTATGAGGAAACTCTTTTCGGATTCTCCGATCAATCTCAGTATAATACTCTTCTGAGCTTGCGTCAAACCCTTCGTTTAATAATTCGTCATGAAAAGACATGGCAGTATACGTCATTGGCCTATCTGCCCCAAACCATCTATTATCTTCAGCCCAATCTTGAGCTTTGGGGTCAGGTCTAGCTTGTCTTTGATTATTCCAAGGTTCTTCTTGAACAGGTTCTTCTTTTTTAATTTCTTGTTGCTCTACTTTTCTTTTACGTAAACTCAATCTTTCCTTTTCAATAGCTAGTTGAGCAATTCTTTGTTGAGCCTCCATTTGTTTTTCAGCATCTCCATCATTAACAGCTTGAGTGTAGGCTGTTTTTAAAAGCTGTTCAGTTGATTGTAAGCTTTGCTCATCAGAAGCAACTCGTTCTTTGGAGCTTACTTGAGATATAACATTTAAATTTTTATTTTCTTGTTGAACTTTCCTTGCATACTCAATTGCTGCTGATTCACGTCTTTCAGCTTCACGCATTTTACGTGTAAGTTTATCAATACGTCTTTTTACAGATTGAGAATACTCTTCAAGCTCTTCTTCTTTGCCTTCTTGTTTAGGTGCTTCTTCAACTTGAATTTCAGGTTCTGTAACCTTCTCTTCTTTTTTACCTTCTTCGTTTAACTCCACTTCGACAGCTTCACCCGAGGTATCTATCGGGACCATTTTGTCATTTTGTGTTTGTTCTTGCATAGAGTTCTCCATGTTACATTATGTTAGCTGGCAATATATCTCGCGGATCATCAACGACGGCCAGTATCTCATCTTCGTTAATAATACGTAACTCACCACCATCAATCTTTACTCTTGATCCTGAATAGCGCGTTATTATAACCCAATCGCCCTCTTTACACCAAGGCCCATCAGGGTATCTCTCTTTATCTTTATAACATAAAGATCCAGTCTTTAAGACTTTACAAATATTTGTTGTTATTTGTGATTCTTCCACTGTTTCATCAGTAAGAATAACACCACCTTTTGTCTTACCTTTTAATTTAAGAGGAAATAAAACTATTCTCCAACCAACAGGTTTTGGAATTTTCTCTAATTCTTTTTTTTCTTTTTCTTCCACTGTACCATCCCAGATATGCTTAGGCACAATTAATTTTGATTTAGTCGTCATCGTCTAGCTCCGTTTTCTTCAGCAGGTCCGTGAGTTCCTGTTCAGTTTCTTCAAGACCGCGAAGTTTACCAGTCAGATACCGATATTCGTCCCAATCTTTTACACCATTATATATAGCTTCTCTTACAGTGTCTTGTCTAGCTTTTAATTGTTTTTTAAAATAAGTGAATAAATTTTCTATGAGCATGCTTGCATTTGATCCGATAATTTTTTACAGCGATTTGGAGTTTGTTTATTCCATTTTGAGTCCAGCATCTCTAAACTAGCGCCATTAAAATTTCGGTCCTGCAGGCATTTCCACATATTACGAAACTTGGATACGCCTGATTTTCCAAGTTGAAATATCATTTCTGTAATAGTGTGTTGAGCAGTTGTAGGTAAATCAGAAACACCGTTATTTTCCATAAGTGTTCTAGCTTTACCTATTGCATTATTTAAATCTTTATCAAATACTTCTTGTAGTTCTTCTTTTGTATATGTCTTGCCATCTTCAAATTTATCTTCATGTACTACTTTATGACCCCAGCCTATTGTGCGAAATCCTTCCGTGTCTATGTATACGTGATCTCTAAAGCCTTCGGATAATTTTACGGAACCAGCTAACTCGTCGTATGTC